TCCTAACTGTTGGGAAAAGTAAACCTTTTCTACGGTTAGATGTTTACTGAACCTGTCGATGATGTCTTTTTGCTTGTCTTCGTAGACTCTTAAATGAGCTACGTCTCCAAAGTTGGGAACCGAGCCTATAAAGGTGATTCCGTTCCTGATGTTCGACAAGAATTTTAAATCGTCAACATGTTCAAGGACTTCTGTTGCTATTATAACATCATGGTCGTCATTTTCAAATTCCTTTTTGTCATAGACATTTCCTACATAAAAATCGCCCCCTAGTTTCTTACTCCACTTTATGGCTTCCTTACTAAAATCAAACCCTTTGTACTTGTACCCCGCATCCATTATCATCTTGCCCAGAGAACCGACCCCACAACCTGCCTCCAAAACTCTAGGTTTGTCCATTTTTGCCAGCATTTTCAATATAATCTCGTAAATGTCAGCATAGCGGGAAGTGTCATACCCGTCCTTGAATAACCGATCATAGTATTTCTCGCCCTTCTCCTTTACAGCCCTGAAGTGATGAGCGAAAACCCTGGCATTACTCCTTACCTGTTCATCATCCTTAAGCTCAAGAGCCTTCTGGGTGGCGGTGTAGGCCATCTCGTACTGTCTCATGTGGAACAAAGAAACCGATAAAAAGTCCCAAATCAAAAAATCAATATCAACAACAGGATTAAATCCGTCACCTGTCGGATCTGTAGCATAAGCCTTCAATAGTTCCTTAATCGCTTCCGGATGATCTTCCCTAGTGGCATGTATCTGTCCTTTCAAGAAAAAGTATTCTTTCAAATCCTCATCCGCCTCTTCAATAGCTTTCTTGTACTGTTTGTTCAAATAGTACGTCTTGGCTAAGTCAAACCTTACCTTCCGTTTTTCAGCTATCCTTCCAGGGGTTTCGTCTTTATCAACAACGGACTTAAGATATTTCTTGTACGCCCTAATAGCCTTATCAAACCGCCTCATGTCAAGGTGTTGTCTGGCCGTGTAGTACAAAGAACGGGGGTCTTTTTCTCCCTCAAGATTCCCGATTATCATCTTATCTCGTTGTTTTTCTCTGGTCTTTAATGCTTTTTGTGATTGAACAAATCTGTCGTGCATGATGAGAAACTCGGTATCAGCAATGACCTTCTTAACTACCGGGCTATTATGTACCTTGTAATGGAATTTAGTACCATTTTTGTATATCCTCTCGGCTCTTATAGTAGTTCCATCTTCCATCAAAATCTGAACCCTGATCGCATCTCCCGCCTTTGACGCTTTGTCCCAATCTATAGGATTAAACTTCTTCACATACTCATGACCGTCCAATTGCAGTATCCAGTCTCCGCTTACTTTTCCAAGGTAGGTATTCCTAGCGGCAGAGAAATCATCAGTCCAATCGAACTCGTAGCAAACGTCGGCTATCTCCTTGGCAATCTCTAAGGTCTTGTCAGAGCTATTTCTGTCCACGCCAATGACCACTTCATCAACAATGTCTTTTGCGGAGTTTACTGCCCTTCTAAGGCCACCTTCCTCATCCTTCACGATCATTACTAGACTTACTTTGGGCTTCACGCCCCATTATATCAGTTTAGTCAGCTGCGGCTTGCATGTCAGATTCAGTACCAGCAGCAGTAAATATCGTTCCAAGCCAGCTAGTAGCAGAAGTACAAACCAATCGTGCAAGTTCACCAGAGGCAACAGGGGATTCACCATTGGTATCAGAGGCTCCATTTATAGTGACAGTAGCCGGTTGGTTAGCCCTAATCTCAAAGTTTGTTCCAGATGGGCCAACGAGCCAGATAACATGTCCAACTACAGGAGTCGGAAGCGTTAGCCAACAATTTGTGTTAGTTCCACCAGTAACATCGACCATAGAAGTACCGGCAGCGATTACGCCTGTGCCAGTACCGTCAGCGGTAGGAGTTCTTGAAACTGCGGTCTGAGTCATTCCAGTAGCAAAAGTAGCTATTCCAGTCTGAGTCAGAGTTCCAGTAACAGTTAAACCTTCGTCGAATAGTACATTTCCAGCGTCTACATGGATAGCTTCAATGTTTGTGTGGGCAGCGTCAACGTGTAGCAAATAGCTATCAGTTGAGGAAGCACCGTTGGCTCCGGAAGTAATATCTACATAGAAAGCACCATCGGCTATTGTTCCCGTACTGGTCACAACCAACATAGCGTTTCCTGCTCCAGTTACACCTCCGCCAGTTAGCGTTAATAGATCTCCAGTACCATTTACGGAAGTTATTGTTGAAGCATCAGAGTCGGTAATAACCATGTCGCCTAATGCGATAGTAAAGGCTGCTGTTCCTGCGGCTTTTCCTGCAATATCCGTTTCACCGTATGCACCAACACTAAATAAAGCCGTATTGTCATCGTTGCAGTTAATGTAGAAACCAGACCCTTCAGTTAAAGTTCCACCACCATTATCCAAATAAAGCATATCTCCTGTAGTAAGAGCATCCATTGTTACGGAAATACCTTTAGCGGTTGTAGTGGATCCGACCATTGTGACTTCGATTCCTCTAGCTGCTCCAGTTGTTACAGAAGCGATAGTGACAATAAGTCCTGCTGGTACGCTTGTAGTGTCACCTGCTGAAACCAATTCCAAGATCGACCCATCGTGGGTAGCTGCATTGGCATTGATCTTCATCATCGTACCCGTTGTGGTAATGGATGTGCTACTAATGTCAACCAAGTCCTGAGTTGTAACGGAGTTATTAACCAGTACAAGTGAACTTGCGGCATCGGCGTCGGTGATCGTTAATGAACCATCGGCAAGAGTCATATCACCAATAGTCATATCGAGAGCGCCTGCGGTAAGAAGAATGTCACCTGCGGTTATGGTCAAGGCGTCAGTTCCAGAAGCTGTGCCGGCGATAACCACTCGTCCATCAGAAGAAACTGTGAACTTAGAAACGTCATCGTCATTACAATTAATGTAAGTACCAGTACCGGCGGTCATCGTTGCACCACCCGCATCTAGGTAAAGCATGTCGGAAGTAGTAATCTTATCCATTTGGACATAGATTCCTTTAGCTCCAGTAGTTCCTTCAGGTATATCAATATAGACACCATATCCACCACCAGTTGCTACTGCACTCATAACGACAGATAGACCCTTTGGGGTACTTCCTGCGTCACCTGCGGAGATAAGTTCAAGAACCTCTCCGTCGTGGCTTGTAGCGTTAGCGTTAATCTTCATCATGGCTCCAGTTGTGGGGCCGGTTGAAGCAACACTAATCAAATCTGCCGTAGCGACTGAGTTATTGGTAACAGTAAGAGTTGTAGCTGCGTCTGCGTCGGTAATTGCAAGAGATCCATCGCTCATAGTCATGTCTCCTGCGGTGTAAGTGAATGCTCCGGAAGTAATGGTAAATCCACCACTAGAGAGCGTTAGAGCCCCGCTAGTAAGAGTCATTGCACCATCTGTAAGGGTAACCGCACCAGTCGTAATAGTAAGGGCACTGTCGGTGTTGGCTCCCATTGCCACTTCCATACCTATTGGCGTACCAATAGTTTCTGTTCCAACTGAAATTTCAAAGAATTTAACCGTACCAGAAGTGCTATGAGCGCCAGTAGAATTAATGTGAAAAACGGAAGCACTGTGTGTGCTGGCAATTACGCCACTTTTGGTAATTAAAAGACCGCCACCTGTGGTTGTTTGAGTGTCGGTTAAGGTAACCGCACCACCGTCAACTGCTATTTCTGCACCACCGTTATAAGCCGCATCCAAAGACCCGGCTGCTGATCCATCTACTTGGCTCCATCCTGTGATCTGATAAATCCTATACTTCCCCAGGGTGCTATCGTAATAGCTTTGCCCGTATGAGGGAGAACTAGGAGCAGAACTTAAGGTTGAAACTGTAAGACTACCAGTAGAGTTTGATAGATCCAAATCGCCGTCAATTCTGACATTGTTTTGGAATCTAGTAGTTTTTCCGCTAGACATAATTTCTTTAAGATTCCATCCAGGAAAATCCTGGACACTCCGAATTGTTAATTTTTAGACTGTTCCATTTGCGCAGTAAGTAGCTCTCCAGTCGGAGAACCCGCAAACATATTCAACTTCAACTTTGTATTTAGCAACCCCGGTGTCAAAATCGATTTCTCTATCTTGAACGGGTTTGTTCCTCCAGAACCAATTTATCTTGTGTCCTGGTGCTAGAACGAACCAAGCAGTATCAGACCCACCGGCTGCGGTTGAGATATAAGGACAAACAACCACATTGGCGTTACCCTTATAAACGTTGATTGCATTTTCTGCGGTATCAGGATCAAGTACTGAATCGGTAATTTCAATAGCTTCTCTCTTGAGGGCGGGAGGAACTAACAGCGTGGCTTTGCCTGTGTATTCCAGTAAAGTCCCATGACCACTCTTTTGTTCGGTCAAGGCAACTTCGGCTGCTTCAAAATTATCGTAATTCAACTTATTAGTTGAGTAATTGGATTGATTACCAGAATCACTGTTCTCATAGGTTTGAGATGCAGAGGCAAGAGCCAAAGCTCCGGAATTGTAGTTAGCGTAGCCCGAAGGATTAGCAGTAAAAGCGTTTCTGAACAAACCATAAGCGTAGTTAACCGGATCATAAGAAGCTCTCTGTGCAAGCCATTTCATCATGTCTCGCATTTCACGATACTTATTGTCCTGAGCCATCTGTTTAGTAACCTGAATACCTTTTTTGAAGATTCGGTAAGCGTAGGTTGTAGAATAACCTAGCCCTGGATCACCGTAAGGAACCGCTCCACCTTCGCCAACATCTTCTAGTTCGCCAACACCAAAGGAAGTAATATCCTTGGCTTCAGCACCGTCCATACTTTCGACGTTGAAAATCTTGCCGATTTCTATATCGGGATCTTTATATTCTAATTCGTAAACCTTTCGTAAAGGTTGGTCTACATCTAATAGTGCCTGTAGACTAGTTCTTGTTAACATGTTATGAATCTAAGTGGCCAAATTGGTGGTCTGCAATTCTATACAGTCCCATTGAGGCATCACCTGCTCCTTCTGGATCTAATTTAATAAGCTGAACTGCTCCGGTTGAATCCGAAGCGTCCCCCACATCAACTTGATAAGAGTTATTAAGGTCAAAGTATTGAAATAAGTTAGTTTGTGCTAAAGAGGCATCTGCGTCGATCTGAATCCAAATTTCCCTGCCAACATCTACTAGGGCACGAAAATAATCAACGGTTGTATTATCTGACTCTACTGTTACTCTGTCGAGATAGCCTGTATCAAAAGTAAGGTGTTTACCATTTCTATCTACAAAACCAACAACTACTCCAGCAATTTTCTCATCTGAGTTTGTTATTAGGGCGAGTGTACCATCAGAATCAACGGTTACTAGGTCACCAATGACAATGGTAGCGCTATCGTTTATAAGAATTGGTAATACTCTTGATCTTTCTGGGTTTGATTTTATTGTTGCTCCTCTCATATTAGTTTTGTTCGAGCAATGATTTTCTAACTTTGCCCGATGGGTCTAGCTTGTCGGCTATTTCGAGTTCTCTTTTGGAGACGCTCGGTTTTTTAACTTTTTTGCCTTCAGCTGAAACCTGTCTTGAAAAACCAGCTTGCCCCTGGTCTAGTTTCTCAAGATAGGCCTCATCTTTGCCTTTTTGAATTGCGGATTTCGGATTGATTGTAAGATAGGCTCGACTAACTGCCTTTTTAAAAGGCATACCTGTTTCGACTAAAGCGTTGGCAACTCTGCCAATCGTCTGTCGAATTGTTCTCTTCTCTTCTTTTGTTGCTCCAGAAGGGAAAAGATTAGGATTTTTCTTTTCGAACGTTGCTAAGGTTTTAATCTTGGCACGTGTGTTCTTATCTTCAAGGTCTTGAGTTACTTTTTTAATTGGCTCAAGAGCCTTATCAACCGTCTCCTGTATTAATGTGCTAGTAGGTTGGTTTTCACCTCCCTTTTTTGAATCTTTCCCTAAAGCTATATCTATCTCAGACATAATTTTCGGATTAACCTTGGCTAATTTTTCAAGATTCTTGAGCGCAAGAGATGTGCGATCAGCTTTTGTTTTGAGAGCTTGAAACTCTCTGGTTGAATCACCATATCGTTTTTTATAATCGACATCTTCTTCAGAATCCTCCTCTAAATAATCAGAGGACAAATCTTCCTTAGATTCAACTTTTGTCTCTTTTGATTCCTCTAGGTTTTCCTTATCGGAGCTAGTGTCATCGTTGGTGGTTTCTGAGGCGTTAGCCGTTTTAGCGGCCTCGTCTTCCTTATTTTTTTCCATAATGGGGTAAGAGCCTTGCTCTCTTAGTTGCCCTGTTAAAAAAACAGACTAATTTTTTAAATAAAAATGGACTTCTCCATTTCCTTCGAAACTTCAAGTCCAGTACACACAGTTTATGACATCTAGGGAGAATGTAAAGAGGGATAGGCTTAACAGTGTTAATTACCAAGAATCTCTTTAAGCCCAGCCTTGCAACTGTCGCAGATCAAAAAACGTCTTAACTTACCCGCTATTCCCATTTCAACATACTGTTTCTTTTTAACCAACTCTCCACACACCTCACAGCAAGATTTAGCAATATCCGGTTTCTTACACTGGCTTACAATCTGACTTATGCGGGCCCGGCTAACTTCAAACATTTTGGCAATTCTGGACTGTGGCCAACCACGTTCATACAAAAAAATCACAATTGCTTTGTTCATTTTATTTTCCTTACTTTATCCATCGCTGATCTAACAATGGCTCCTGGGTTATATTTTCGCCTCTTGGCCTCTTGTTCCTTTTCTAGTTTTTCCGCCTTATCATCCTTCTCCATCTCTTTTACAAGATTAACAAGTTCGGGCAAGAGGATGACGCTTTCCATCCCCCGGATGAGATGCTTATACCTTCGAATTTCTGCCAAACTATCTACCTCGAACGTGGCCTCAAGAAGGGTTTGTTTTAGTTCTCCCACAAATTGTTTCAATACTTTCCATTCTTTTTGTTTTGCCAGTCCAAGACTAGCCTGTTGAGCTACCTTATTCTTTTTTAATGCTTGAAATATGGCCGAGAGTTTAAGTTCTTCTACATTCATAATTGATCCCTTCTATTTCTTGACACCACTGGCAGATGGGGAAGCACGGGTACTGGACCGTTCCTGAAAGGACTAACGCCTCCCCCACCCACCAGTAACGTCAAGTTTTTAATAAAGTCCGTTCTCATGGATTCCCCGCTCCAATCCCAGGAGGTGCTGGACTCGTTCCAGTAACTGGACCTTTTGAAGGATTTACGCCTCCCCCACCTGCTAATGCATCTAAGGGCATTCCTGGCTCATCTTTAATCATCAATTCCTCTGGATTCTTGTCAAGTGATTCGATATAACCCTCTCGAAGTTTTTTCTGGTCAATTAGCGGATCGTCTCTGAAAGTATCAAAAAATCCTCTTTCTCTTTCCTGCTCCAAACCCTTAGACACCTTAATTGCACTCTGCGGATCGACCTTCACATCATATTCATAAAATCTCTCCGTCTGGGAGTCTCTAAAGAGATCGGGAATGGTCTGAAAGAAGGAATATCCCTTAAAGTCATTCTGTAGATAGTATTGTCCGGACTCTTCATTCATGGCCAACGCTTTATCTTTTAGTCTTATCCTTCGGTACTTTTTGACAATCGCCTTGGCCCCGTCCTCACCGATGATCTTTTCAACTTTGATCGGATTCTTATAAAACTGTTTGATATTTGCCACCCTCAATCTTCCGAGTCTGGTTAGACCATCCTCATAAGCCATAGTCATTTGCAATCTAATTCTTTTAAGAAGGGACTCTCTCATCATTTCGGCCTGTCCGAGGGTTTCTGCTTTTGGTATGCCGGTAATTTCAGGAGAAATACCAGTTGCTTTCACTCCGTCCTCGTCTAGCATTTCTTCCTCTTTGTACCGATCAGCCTTTAACCCCGAATACTCAAGAGGATAAACTGCCTTTCTAGGATCACCCTTGACCGGAATAGCCATTCCTGGTTTTAGTTTGAGTTGGTCATTGGTTAAACCTGCCTCAGGGTTAATAAAGAAAACTTTTAGGATGTTTAGGCGAGCCTGGTCTAGCGCAATGTTTCTAATCACATTTCTCTCGTACTGTAGTTTCTCCAAAACCTCACTCATTCCCTTGCCCCAAATACGGTGGGAACGCTTTGTTGAGTTGATGACTACAAGCGGGATCTCCTTGTGATTGTAGGGAAGTGGCATGTCCGGCTCAGTTAACAGAACCCCATTGGCCAGGACATTCATCTCATCTTTTGTTTTATTCCACTCCCACAAAACCTCGACCTGATCTTCTTTAAGGTAAGACATACCAGTTGTATCCCACCAGTCCCATTTGGGATCATCGGATAGATGGTCTTTGGCCGGAAGGATAATCTTTGCGTTCTTGAACTTCTTGTCGTACAAACCGTGAAATTCGTCCTTACCAAAAATGAATCTTCTAAAAGCGTAATTACAAGTGTCCATATCTTCACAACCATGTTCAGGATAAAAGTGATAGGGGGAAAAGGACTGAGCATAAACATCGTCAAAGCCGGTAATTGTTTTCTTCTTATACTCGTACTTCATGGTCTTGGGATCATAAGCCGACAGCTCCTTGATCACCCGGCTCTCACAGCGATAGTACTCGTAGATCGGGGCAGTCCCGAAAATTGAAGCGTCTAAGAAGGCCTTGTAGAGTTGAACGATGAAGTTTCCGATCTCTAGCGAATAACCGGTGATCTCCTGCATGATTTCGGCAAACGGTATGTCTTCGTCCCCGGAAGGCAAAAGTACCAAGGTTGGATTCTGTTGGATGTACTCACTCATGGCTGCCATAGTAAGCCAATAGGTCATTGGAACCCAGACATTAGATCGATATTCCTCGGTGGTGTCTCTGGCAGAATCCTCAAGTTCGTCTGAAAACCAACCCTCCCATTGACGTTCAAATGATTCCCAATTCTTATCTACATACGATCTTCCATCTCTTGCTTTTTCAAAACGGGTATAGGACTCATTCAATCGAATTTCAGCCTGTGCGGATGGTTTGTAGCTTCGTGATGTTGTCTTGTCTTTTTTTGCCATAGAAGAACGGTAATGTTAGTTTCCGCTCTTTGTGGAGTAGGGCTTTATTTATCTTATCACACAACGACTAATAAGTAGTTGGTTTAACTAAGACCTGAAGGCATAGTCCATGAGTGGAAAAGGTGTCAGAAGCCGAACCGGACGAGGCAGTAAGTGTCTTCCTAACCTGATTGTTTAGGATGCTCATCCTTATATTTTATCATTACTTTCTTAGTAATGCTTTTCCGCATAGTCTTTCCCTTCGGCTTCGTAGCCCTCATGTCTACGATTTTCGCTCTGTAATCGTGCGTTTTAATCACCAGTTCCACTTCTCCATACCCCATCTTCTCAACATCAAGAATGAAATTGTTGATCTGGTAGAGAGTGAGGTTGTATTTTTTGAGTTGTTTGATAAAGGTCATCTCACCACCTCTTTCTTTATTCTTCTTCTAACTGCCTCCATTGAACGAATCCTACACCTAGCAGTACCACTCTCGACTGCGGCGATTAGTTCAGGACGTACACCGGAAAGGTGAAAGTACCACTGTTTTCCGTACCCTCTTCTCTTACCTGTCTTGTAGGGTAGGCGTATTTTAACAACCTTGTCTATAGTTGCTCCGTTAATAACGTAGTAAGTAGCGACGTAGGAGCTTTTGGTTTTAGTTTTCATTTCTTCTCCTCATTCGCTTTTAAAATTGGTGAAAACACTTGGTACAATGCCTCACTTAAAAGACTAATAATCTTTTCGTCTTCAAGCTGTTTTATCTCGTATCTGTGAGCAATGTGATGCAAAACTTCGTGTAAGAAGGTTATCTCCATGTCCTGTTCTGACCTTGGTTTTCCCTTCACATTATCCTGTATTGCTATTGTGTCGTATCTATATCTGGCTTCACCTGTGACATCATTTTGATTGGTCAACTCTGACTCAAGCACGACTTTGATCGTTCTGCCCATTATTTTAATCTTTTTTGGTATTATCATTATCGGTATGTCTTTCCAAATGAATCGTCCCACACCTGGGTAACTCCAGCACCTCCGCCCTTGGGCTCACTAGACACCAGTTGCACGACCTGCCACGCTCCGGCATTGGCAATAACCCGATCATCATTCTTGCCAGTGATAGCCTCTGGGTGGGTTGGTCTCTTCTCTGGTCTAATAAAAGATAAATGTTCTGTAAGAGTAGCTTTGTCGTAAACCGTAGCCTCCCGCTTTTTCAATGCCTCTGCCCACTCATCCAACATCTTAGGCCTAGTCTTCTTATTAGTCGTCCAACCAAACTTTTCTTCCTCTTTCTGCTCCTGTAAGTCAAAGGTCTTCATCTTAAAAAGCCGGGGGTACTCCAACTCCAAGAGCCGGGCAATCGTAGCCTGACCAGTATTCCTCTCAACCGCAACCCAGGGATAGACCCCTGTTTTTGAATGAATGAACTTTCCCATCTTGCTGGCCTCATTACCAAGACTAGCCGAACCAATATCTGCCTTAGTGTCTGCTGTCTTCGAGTGATAGGTCATAAAGGCATCTAGATACTTCTTGCTCATAGCGGCCATAGCAGAGTAATCCCCTCCCTCTGCCGGATCAACAAAGATGACTGTGGTTTCGTTTCTTTCTGGTATTCTGAATAGTTTATACACCGAACTTCCTTTTAAATTCTTTCATTGTTAAAAACGTCCTCTGAACTTCCCAACTGCGTGTGTTTCTGAAGGTGTGATACTTGTGCAATAAAAATGCCCACCAGAAAAATCTATGCCCACACCGCTTGCAAGTAATGGGGAACCTTCGGAAAACACGATGATACCAACGATACTCATAAGTCACCCCCAATGATGATGTCTTTTTCATTCTATGTGCCCCCTTACCCACCATCCAAAACCAACGAATAACAAAACAGCAGGGAGCATAGCCAATGATGCGTCCATGTAGAACAACCAGACAACGCTAACCCCTAGTAGAGTCAGTGGGAAATTAAAGATTTTGTTCATGTTTGATCCTTCCACCACTGTTTAACCCCACGACTAATTTTTCTCCTAGTTTCCTCGGTCATATCCATCTTCCTGTGGCAACTTATACACAATTCAACAAAGTCCTCCTCACTTTTATATTCTCCAGAGATGTTGGCCCATTCAGTCTTTCCTTCTTTACCACAATTTCTACAAATATTTAACCTTTTCTTGTGAAGTCTTTTGTGTATCCCGTGGTAACCCACATCATCACCTTTCCAGCTTGGGTTATTTTCCCCTGAACCAAACGAATATGCGTTCTTGGGCTTCTTGTCTCCTTTCTTAAATTCAGTATTCGGGCTTAGTCGCCTTCCCTTTAACTTTTTACGAAGTTTTTCAATGGTTTCAGGACTATGCTCATGTCCTTTCTTAAACCAAATCTTGGATAGTTTCTTTAGTCGTTTAGCCCTTGTTACTGGATCTTGCCATTCAAGTTTCCTCGCTTCGCTCCTTGTGGTCATGGTTCCATGATATATCATAGTTATTTTATAGTCAACTCCCGTCAGATGAACTCCCCCGAAGGGGCTAAATAACCTTCTTGTATTGGATCCTTAGTTTTGCTCAAGTACCAACGCAGGGTCGGTAGATCAAAGAAACATGAACCACCAGAGAGGAACGCCTCCTCCGGACTGCTAGGATACTCTCTGCGCCCCTTGTTTGCGTCCTTAAAGCTCTTCATCTTCAAGTGAAACCAGTAAAGCTGGTCTGAATCTAAGTGGTAAGTCTCTCTCAACTCAATCTCAGAAGGCAAGAACCTGAACCCCGGAGGGCAAGGTCTACGATACTCCTTGTGTTCATACCAAGGGAAGAACCTTGAGATAAACGGTGACTCATTACTTCCCCATTCACTTGCTCCCCGATACCACTCCTCATAAAAGAAGTCCCCTACGACGTTGCCAGTGGACTCCCTGACGATCTTTCCTGCACCCATGGGGGTTTGCTCCTCTGCACCCACAACTAAGTCCTCTGCGTTGATGATAGGAGTGTTAGGATAAAAGCCAACTTCTGTCCACAATAGGTTATGAGTGTCACCGCCTCGACCAAGAACCTTAGCTCCGGCCGAACCAACAAACATCTCCAGGCCGGTCTTAGATTGAATGTAGGAGGTCTTGTTATCAGTCTCCAAAAAGTCCTTCCTGGCTACACCCTCCTTTTCAAGATAACTATCGAGGAACATATCAACCCTCTGAAAGTGTGGCTTGGTCTCTTCCCGCTTATGGCTAATGATCTGACTTGAGATAATTGGGCCATGTCCGATACTACCCATGATGAAATCTACAGTGAATATAGCCTCCCAGAGCGATGACATGCCCTCTCTGCGGGCTTTTAAGACATTTTCTCTGATGCCCTGCAGGGTAGGGTAGTCCTTTTTTAGTTTGAAATAGTAAGCGTCCTGCGTGTTATTGAAGATAAAGGGCACGATTTTACCCTGTTTGTTTTTGATCCGGAACTTCTTTTCGATGAACTCTTTGTATTTAATCATTTCCTACTCCTATTCTTTCTGTTCTTAGCTAAAGCCTTAGCGAGCGTGACCGCAAACCTTTCCCTTTTCTTCTTCTTTTTCTTTTTACTCATTTCTCTAGTACCTCCTTGCTTGTGTTCTTAGATTTAAAATCTTTATAAGTTTCTTCTACGATCTCTAACACTCTCTTCCTTTCCTCTTTAACTGCTCGAGGAATCTCTGTGTTTATAAAGTCTTTGACAGATTGTTTTACATCCATTGCAGTATGACCATAGACTACGGACATCAACCTAAACGTTTTGGTAAAGAGTTCATCGTACCTTTCTTCCCAACTTTCTATCTTCATTTTTCTAGTACCTCCTTAACTGCTTCCCACAGAGCATCACAAAGTTCAAAATGTTCTCCTTGGTTGTTATCAACCGGATCATCAACGTGCCAGCAACCATCAGCACAGCGATATAGACACCTATCTGTAAATTCTCCCTTATCGTCATCATCCTTATCAAATTCCTGTTCCAATTTTATCCAATGTTCATCCAAAAACTCTATCATCTGACCGATAGAAAGGTTTGGTGTGTAGTTCCTAGGAAACTTAGTTGCCCACTCATACAACCTTTGATACCCCTTCCCAATTACTTCCTTCAATTGTTTATCTGTTATATGTTGCTTCATCCTTCTACGAACTCCTTTGCTCCACCACTTAAACGATTAAAGACGTTGACTTGGACAGGTGGGGACTCCTCTTTCTTCGCTTCATGCACACCCCGGAGAGAGTCAATATACTTCAATGCTTCTGCTCTGTTCTTCCAATCCGCATGTTTAATTGCATCCTTGCCGAATGGTCGTTTAGCCACGGTCATCTTAGCCCACAACTCTGCCCTCTCTATCTCGCTCGCTCCAAAACCTTCAATCAAAAGAAGATAGTCTTTTCTGATTTGTGCAATGCTGTGTGATTCCTCTTCACCAATGCTTTTTGCTGTGTGAGGGCTCTGAACCACTGTCCCCTCTATTGCCTTACGCAAGCTACACCCCTCGGCTAATCGCTTCTTGATTATTGCCTTGTCCTTGAGAGGAATTGTTTTTCTCGCCATAAGATCGCTTCTAACAAATGATTAAACTACCTATGCTAGGGTCATACCTCATTCTCACCATCCATTATGTCCTTTATGTCCCTAATGAAGCTTGATCTGAACCTGGCCATACCGGAGGCATTCAATAGTCTGGTTATAGTCTCCATGATCAGGGGCATGATTTTATCAAGCCGGGGATCTTTAATAACTTCTATTTCAGGAGTAGGAGGCGCTTTCTTCCCTGCCTTCTTTGATTCCTTAACCTCTTTGAGTAAAAACTTCTTTCTTTTTGCCATGCTTATTGTAACAAATAATTATAATATCTTAACATTGTTAACTATCCATTACTAGACTCTTGTGGACTTGCCCGGATTCGAACCGGGGTAACTTGCTCGTTCAAGTATCACCTGTCAAGCCCATTAACCTCTTAGTAGAGCGGGCAAGGTTTGACTTGCAGTTATTTGGGACCTAAAAGACCCAAAACGAAGAAGGTCTTGCGACTCGGTTCTGGTTTACTTCCCCCGCTTAGTGGGCAGGTTACCTCCCCCTCAACCATCATCTTCTGCCGAGAACCTCTCGGTTTTCTGCTCAATCAGGTTACTAACCCTATCGGTTCACTGTCCGCCTCCGCTCTACTAAATTGTTAAAGAAATTGTTTTAGATATTTTAAAGTATCTTTCTCTAGTACCATTTGTTGAAGGTGAAATTGCCAAGCAACGGACTTATTACCAGGTCTGACGCAATAAAGCCCTTCCCCCCAAAAAGCCTTAGCAAAGTCGTGATCAAAGATTATGTCTCTTAACATAGCCATCTCTCCGTCTCCATCTTCGTACTCAATCCATACTCTATTTCTTAATGATTTTGTTTTGTCACAACTAACACTAAAAGTTTTACTCCACATTTCCAAACCATTCCACCCGTTCTTCACCGCTTTCTTTATTGCTTTCTCTAATATTTGTTCTTTAGTCATATCAAGCCCAAAATTATTAAGTTCTTTAAGGGGAGAGATTCTTTACCATGATAGCGTCTGGCAACATTCATGGGAACATCAGTCACACCAAACCGTGAAACTCCCCTCCTAAAAAACTTAAATTGTTAATTACTTCTCTAAAACAACCAATACCGGATTATTAGCCCTGTCTATTGCTCCCTTGTACTTTGTCATTACGACACAGGACATCGCCGCTATCATTCCAACAATCAATCCGACAACAAGAACTATTAAAAGAGAGATATCGTTAAACAGCTCGTTCTTGTCTTTGTAGGGGTTTCTATAGGGACTTTCACTACTCATTTTTCTCTCTTAAATCACTAATCATCAGCCCGATTACCAGGCCGGCATAAAGTAACCCCAAGAACACCACTGCTATATCGGGGTCATTGTAATAGGGAACAGTTAATACTGTCCATACTAGCACCATCCATCTTATTGTCTTTTTCATTTTTTCTCCTTCTTTAAAACTTCTATTCTTGTTTTCAACATTTTAATTGATGCTTTTAAAGCGTATTTGTCAACACTTATTCCTTCTGGAACAGGATCAGCACCAGTTATACATAAAATTGCCCCTGCAAAAGCTAATCCGAGTTCTTTCTGGTTGGTGACTTTCTTCATCTTTCCATCTACCAAGTAATTAACATTTCCATCACTATCTATTTCAAAGACCAGTTTGCTGTTGGAGTCTTGAACCAGAAAATAGGTGTGCTTAAGTGGTTTGTCTTTCTTTTTCATTTTTGTTTTTTAACTTTTAATTTTCTTTCTGAATCCCAATAAGGGGACATACACTTGGGGCATACCTTAACATCCTCAATCTCAATTCTGGGAGGCCAATTGTGACCACAACGCTTACACTCAAGTCTTTTTATTTTTGTACTCATATACTATACTAACATATTAAATAATCTTTTCAATCCTCTTTTCCCCTCAATTTCATAAATAACGCTTCCGTTTTTTCCCTCCTACCTTCTATCCCTTGGTGACATGGAATGCAAAGAGCTAAAACCTGCTTAAAAGACCATAGAAGTTCCGGACACCTCCTGTACCACACCCTATTGTGACGATGAGCCGGAGCAACCCCAAAGCCTCTCCCGCACTTCTCACACCAGTTAATACCCTTCGCTTCAAAGAGAATGGCTATCTTCTTTCTTGCCTTCTGGTTTAGTCTTCCTATTTTTCCTTGTTTAATCATAGAAAAAACCACCAACTAACCCATCTAAAGTCGCATTTGGCACATCTCTTACCAGTATAGGTTTCATATTGCTTTCTGCTTCCACATCTAGGACAGCGTAGGTTTAACCACTCTAGGATTTTATTCTTTAGTTTTTTCATTTCCGAAAAACTCCTTTCCTGTAAGCCACTTGGTATCTTTAGTAATTATTATATCGGTAGTAATCATTGGAGGTGGATTTTGGGGTGGAACATCAATGCATTTTACTTTGTCTCTGTCTGGGAAAAGTATACTTGTGACTATCGAACAAAAGATAAGAACTAATAAAGCTAATAACCATTCGTTCATTCCTTACCTCCCATTTTCTTCTTGATGGTTTGACGTTGTTTGGATTTTAAGGCGTTTATTGGGTTAAGTATATCCGTGCCACATATCCCCACCACCTCATCTAAGCACCACTCCAGGGTGTCTTGTTGGGTTTGGAACAAGCTTTCCTTAATCAGTTCTTTTATGTGTCTAACAGCTAGAGCATCGTAAAAACAAGCAGTTATATCTTTATTATGGACTTTTAGTGTTTTGAAAAACTCATTTAGTTCTTCTACCTTATCTGTCTTAGTGTTTTTTGGTTGGGACATGTTTATTTTCCTTTCTCCCATTCTTTTTGAGGAGGCTTAGGGGGTGTTGGTTTAACCGGAAAGTCTTTCCACTCATCTCCTCCCATTTTCTTCTTGATGGTTTCAATATTTGAAAAATCTTTTTTAAGGTGTTCACCTTTGGTTGTTTTATCATCTATTTTAGAACATACATTAACAACGTGGTGGATATTATTGTTGTCAAAATAAGTATAATAATTTGAATAGTCAGACCAGTCCCATTTACTAATTACTTTTGATTGTAAAAACGGCTCACCTATTTCCGTATCTGGAGATATACAGGAATCAAATATCTTTAGACCAGTTTTTATTAAATCTTTTAGTGTATATATTTTAATTATCATTCCTCCCCTCCCATTCTCTTCTTGATGGTTTGTTCTAATTTGGCTAACTCTATCAAATTTATGCCAGCACAGTTTTTATACACACATGGTATCTCATACTTCAGTCCATCCACCTCATCTAAGCACCATCGGAGGGTGTCTTGTTGGGTTTGGGTGAGGAGATTGTTTATCTTTTTGACATACTTCTTAACAACCTTATCGTAATTTTTTTCCTGTTGAAGTCTATTAAACTCCTCCGACTTAAGAACATCTCCTCCCATAGCTACATCAAATCCAAGTTGCATTATCTCCTCTACCCATTTATGAGTCTTTGTTTTAGTCATTTTTGTTTTTTAATATATTTTAAAAGCCATTCTAAAAATTTCCAAAAGTCATTTTTATCCCTTGCCACAATACGCCATTGCATTTCTGTTATGCCATAATTATTTGTTCCAATAGGTTTAAATCTTTTATCAAATTCTTTTTTTATTTCTTTCATTTCTTCAATAACCTTTTAATTTTGTTACGGGCCTTGATGGCTTCTTTTTCGGTTTTAAAGCAATTGCCAAAGGCTTTTTGGGATTTTAAGGAATGATTTTCATACCATATTCTCCAATTTGCCTCGCCATTTTCTCCTACAAACCAATACTTCTCCCTTTTCCGTGGCCATTCTGCTGGCTCTAGGAGTATTTTAATAAAAGCATTAGACATAATCTTAGCGGTCAGTGTTACCTCTGTTTTGGCAATTTCCGCTATCTTTTTTCGTGAGTATTTATATTTCATTTTATTTCTAACATTGAGAGGAGGAGTCCCGTAAGCTTAAACGACAAGCTTACCGAATCCCCTCCCCTGAAGATTAGGGGGTTTGTGACTTCGTTACATCTTCTAAGGTAATATCTTTCTTTTCGTAAGGATCTTCACCATCGAAGAGTGCCTCAAGACTAATGTTCATATCTTTTACAACCGTCTCCATTCCATCTTCCAGCTCTTTGTGGGGCTTGGGGTTGGTTTGGTATTCGGTTTCTAATCCTTCGCCTTCTCTGGTGACAACAATGTCATATCCCTTGTTTCCAATGGGACTTCCCCAGTCTTTATCACGACTCATTGCTTTAATGGATTTTTGTATTCCCTTTTGGGTGATTTCAAGGATTTGGACATCTCCGGCTCCGTCCTTTGCTTCATAGTTCCAGACAATCATCGCCCAGAAGTGTTTGATCTTGGAAGGATCGTGTTCACCGGGATCCCAGGAATCATCCATAGGCTTCCTTAGAGGCTTTCTACCACCGTCTACGTCAATCCATGTCTCATAACCTAGTATTGGTTCAGACATTATTCTAAAACGATTCTGTCCTTGTTTAAATTTCATGTAGCCACCACCTCTTTCGGGTATTTCATAATTCTTAGGTAAAAAGCTCATTGTTTTTCCTTTCTTAATATATTAAATATAATAGTTTTGTTGACATGGGGTTCGGTTAAGGCAACTATCTCCATAGTTTTTACCCCACCTTTCTTTGCTGCAATAACGGCTTCTACAAACTTCAATCTTGTTTTCTTGTAAGTAGTTTTTTTGCCGTAAGTGCTTTGGCACCATCTCGCAACTTCTTTTTTTAATTCTTCTTTATTCGTGTTCATCGCTTTTCTTAATTATATATAATTGATATACAATGTCAAGCACTTGATTGACAACTGATACCTTTTAATGTAATATGTTCTACCTAAGAAGGTGGCTCTTCTACATCGCTAGTCGATTGTTTAAAATAGGTGGCTCCCCGGCTCAAATGCTGTAGTCGGGGAGTTTTAGTTGGCCTTTCTTCTCCCAGATTTCAGCGTTTTCCCCGAAAGAACTTTCCTGCTCACCAAGTATTTTCTAATTACTTGGGGGCAAGCGTGTACTTGTCGTCCGACAAGCCTAAGGCTGTTACATTG